ACCTTATTGAAACTCTGGGTATGCCAGAAACAACGTATCAGGAATTCCTCGAATACGACTCAATGCGAGCAAAGCACGACTACTTTACAGATTTGTCGAATGCAAATGGAACACCTGAATCGGTCGCAACCAACATCGCTGCATTTAGTGCGTTCACTGAAGGTATGCAACTGTTCTCATCCTTCATCATGCTCCTCAACTTCCCTCGTCACGGAAAGATGAAGGGTATGGGGCAGATCGTTACTTGGTCGATTGTTGATGAAACTCAACATGCCGAAGGTATGATTAAACTGTTCCGTTCATATGTTGAAGAAAATCGTGAATTGTGGAATGACGATCTAAAGTCGCAGATCTATACTATCGCAGAAAAGATGGTTGAACTCGAAGACAAGTTTATCGAACTGTCATTCTCGATGGGTGAAATGGAAAATCTTACTGAAGAAGATGTTAAGAAGTATATCCGCTATATCTGCGACCGTCGACTAATTAGTCTTGGTCTCAAGGGTATCTTCAAGGTTAAGAAAAATCCTCTGCCATGGGTCGAGGAAATGATCAACGCACCAACACATACCAACTTCTTTGAAAATCGTGCTACCGACTATGCGAAGGGTGCACTATCAGGTAAGTGGGATGATGTTTGGGGTGTCGCTGCGTGATTTTTAAAGTCAGTTTCACTGACAATATAGAGTTACATTATTCCTTGATTAACCATCCTCTTGTGGATGATTGGAGTAAATTGATTGTAACTCATGTCATTGATGACTGCTGCGAGCACAATCACTATTTTGGTTATGCACCAGAAGAAAAAATAAATCAAAGAATAGAACGATTGCATAATCTCGCAGATATTATTAACAATCATGTCTCTGAGAAAATCGTAAACACAAGATTAACTGTTGAAAATTTTAGACAAACTTTACATGTGATGCACGTGCATTTTCCTGAATTAGAAACAGATCCTAATTATGCACATCTTCACCCATATCTGTCTGAGTATAATGATACAATTCATTGGTTAGAAACTATTTTAGCAGTTGTTTGGGGGAAACCTCCTGGTATTTCTGATTCTGGTCTTTTTTCTATCAATTTAGATTTTAATAAGTCAGATGTTGAATTCAAAGAAATACCCGAAGATGCACATGAATTATTTGAGTTTGGTGCAAATTTCGGAGATCTGTTACTACACTATACTCATGTCGGTAAAAATGCACAAGAGTTGTTTTTTACTAATGATTTAGAATGTCCGAAGAATCAATTCGTTCCCCAGCATACATACTGTGCGAGTTCTAGATTATATTTTACTGACAATTTTTCGGATACTGAGGAAAAAAAGAATCATCTGTATTCACAATGGCAAGATTATTATACTCGTCGAGGAGGTAAAGACTATTTTGGGTATGATATATCTGACCAGAAGATGAGATTAGGTTTCATAAAATTGGGCAATCTAGAAAAAATATACATAGATGGTATCAGTATCAAAATTCCTACTACACAAGAAGAATTAAATTCGTTTAGAAAAACATTAGTCAATACAAAGATAACTAGATGGACAGTTGAATAAATAACAGAGATTACAACTTTAAATTAGAGGAAACACCATGAAACGTGTTACAATTACATATACCAGACAAACTGCCGAAACTCCTTGGTATTGGCAAGTAACTCCTCCTTCTGTATTATCTCCGATGGATGATTTTATTGATGAAAATAGTAGCAGGATGGATACATACGCATATACCGCTGGAAATAACTGTATTGTGGTTTTTACATTCAATGATGAACAAATTTACCAAGATTTTCAAACATTGATTATTAATGATATTAAGAGTGATTACAAACAGTATTGCGACGACAATAACATCACTATTGATGTAGTTACGGAAGATGTCTAATGGAAGAGTTAGAATGTTTTTCATGTGATGCAGTCTTCACAGTCGATCATGACTTGGACGAAGACTATTATAAAGTAAAACATTGTCCCTTCTGCGGAACAAAGGTCACTGAAGACGAAGATGATGTGATATGGGACGATGGTGACTGGGACGAATAAATAAGTCTACTTCGGAGTAGACTATGACAATTAAGAAAAAACGTAAGCCGTCGCCGAAGAAAGTGCATCGTGTATATTGCACCTACTTTGACGACGGCAAATTTTATATTGGGTATTCGTGTAAAACGGAGAAACTATTCGAAAAGTATTTCGGTAGTTCCTCCTATGTGACTAACTATGAAGGCGAGATGCGCAAGGAAGTTGTCGCTGAATACGACAGCAAATCGCATGCCAAAGCAGTCGAGCATATCCTGCAATGGGAGCATAGACTCAACGACAATTGCATAAATCAAATGTGGAATGTGCGTCTGAGACTTGATCACTTGAAAGATTTAAAATTACCTGATTGGAGACCTGGATGTTTTTCGCAGCACTCTTAATGCTAACTGCACTTGCGATTACTGGTGTCGCTGGTTACTTTTCGATATTGGGTTTGATGGCGATTTTCCCTGCCTCGCCGATTGCTGTTGCCGCGATGGGTGTGGTTCTAGAACTTGCTAAACTCGTTACTGCGAGTTGGGTGTATCGCAACTGGAAAACTGCCAACAAACTATTGAAGACATACTTTACGATAGCAGTCGTCATCCTCTCGTTCATTACGAGCATGGGTGTATTCGGTTATCTCAGTGGTGCACATATTGAACATACCACCGTTGGTGGATCAGCGCAATTAAAGATCGAGCAACTCGAGAACAAAAAAGAGTCAGCAGAAAGGAGACTAAAGAATGCGCAAACATCTTTGGATACTTTGGACAGACTCACTACTGCAGAGGATGTGCTCGACGCTAACTTCATTAGAAACAGACAGAAACGGGAACGTGCGACCCTCAATAAAGAAATTGAGAGTGCGACTGCAGACATTGAGACTATTGAGACTGATCTCATACCGCTCAAAACAGAAAACCTTAAACTCGAAGCAGAAGTAGGTCCAATCAAATACGTTGCTGAGTTATTCTACGGTAGTGGCGACGATGCCACTATCGGCAAAGCAGTGCGTATGATGATCATCATTCTTATCTTCGTGTTCGATCCTCTCGCGATTCTTTTAATTATTGCTGCGAATATGACATTTTTAGGCTTGACAAAGAAGGAAGAATCAGGTATAGTAGACTATGTCGTCGTTGATGAGGATAAACCAAAGAAAGTTGTTCCAACTGCTAAGAAACCCAAGAAGAAACCTGTTGTTGAAACACCAGACTTCTTTGCTTTCGAGAAACATGAGAACAAACCTGCTTCAACGCATGACATACCAGCACCAGATCCCCCTAAGAGATCTTGGAGAGATGGTAAAATTGTAATTGATGAAAACAATATAAGGAAAATGTGATGGATATTATGAATCAAGAATGGCGCGACGGTCTAAAGGCGACTCTTGCACAGGGTGAAGCGACTGTCAGTTTTACGAAACTGAATGGGCAAGAACGTGTGATGCGCTGCACACTACAAGAAGGTGTTATTCCCCCATACAGCGAAAAGGGAACAAAGACAAAACCACCTAGTGGCGAAACCCTCGCAGTTTGGGATCTGGATAAGAGTGAGTGGCGAGCATTCCGTTATGACCGCATTACCTCTGTTAAATTTTAGGGCTTGACTTTTCCAGCAAAATATAGTATATTGGATATATTATGAAGAAAGGTGAATCTATGTATAAGTTGAAAGTTCCTGTTGCTGATTCTAAGGCCATGGGTGTAGAACCTATCTGGTCTGAAGGTTATGAACCTGCAAACTATCAGTCTGAATATGGTAACGCATTGAACTGGTATAACTTCATCGTTGACCAGAAAGATTGTCGTGCGTTTCTCGTCGACTGGTTCAAGGGTGACGCAACCAAACTCAAAGCATTGTCCCAGTTGTCTGACAAGATGCTTCCTCGGACATATGCTAACAGCGCACGTATCGCTATGCGTGGATTTCCCCTCACCGATGAGCATAAGGCACGCATCTGGGAAAAGGTTGAAGAACGAATCAGTAAGAAAACTGTTCTGATTGATGATGAAGATTCAACTCCTGAACCTGTTGTTAAGGTTGCTAAGAAACCACTGATTGCATCTGCATTCATCGTATCTGATGTTGATGACGAGATTGAGAAACTAATCAATGGTGAGGATACTCGTAACATTGCACAGATTCTAATGCCTTACCGCTTGTCAGATAAGAACTATCTTGACTGCGTGCAAAAAATTGAACCTATGCTTGCAGAATTTGCTGAACTGGTAGAAGTTCGTCGACTCCCCAAGAGTCAACTGACTGATTCACAGGAACAGTTGCTCGAGTGTTATTCGCATTTGACAACCATGAAGTCTGTCAAGGATATTGTTAAACTGCTCGAGACATATATCAGCGACCTCAAGAAGTCTTATGTTAGCAAGCAGGTTGCTAAGGTTCGTAAGAAGAAACCAAAGGATAAGTCCAAGTTGGTTCAGAATCTAAAGTTCCTCGTGAGTGACACTGCACTTGGTGTCACCAGCGTTGAACCTATCAATCT